AAACTTGCCTAATCTCAGTTGATGAGGCATCAACTGAATCGAGCCGCTAAATAGTAAATAAGCCAGTATGACCAGGGTAACTAAAAAGCTAACCAAGGAGACGTCCATAATAGTCGCAGACGAAAATGGTCAGGTAACGCGCGAGACAAAGACGCAAGCATTGTATGTAGAGAACGAACCAGCATTCGTCAAAATCTACCTCCAAGATATTCTTAGCCTAAAAGGCTTACCAAAGGCTCACCACGATGTGCTTCTCTGCGTGCTGAACGAAATGAATTGGGAGAACAGGGTCTATCTGAGCGGCCCACTACGCCGGGCAATGCTAGCAAAACTTGGCATTAAGACCAATACGCTATCCAAAGTACTGGAGGGCTTCGTCACAGATAGTATTCTGATTCGAGAAGCAACTGGCGTATACCTTGTCAACCCGCATTTATTCGGGAAAGGTGCTTGGAAGGATATTAAAGCCATTCGACTCACCGTGACCTACGGCCCGGCCAAAAGCCCTAAGCAGCGGCCAGTAGCAGCTCCAGATAACGCTGGACTTATTGGTCAAGATGCTGCTTAAATTCTAGCAGTAGGACGGCCGAAGATGCGGCCGTCCTACTGCTTAGCATTCTCCCCAAAATTGGGGTGCCTTACTGGGCCTACGTGCTGCACCCGCAGGCTGCTCCAGGTCTGGAGTCACCTCACCTGGCAATATGAAAAGCCCCGCTGGCATATGCTGGCAAGGCTCTTGGTTACTCGCTTAGGTCAATGGACTTATCAATGTACTTAATCGATAACGATAGCAGAAGGTGCTTGCCATCTGGCGTTAAGCAAGTAGCGTGCTGCACATCTAGTACTGCACAGTCCCTATTCGTGTCTATGAAGTCCTGTAAAAGATTCTTGTACTCAGTGCTTACCGCTCTAGGTTCTGGCTTACAGTAGCCAGCGCATGAACTGAAGTGGACGATAGGATTGGAAGGCATACTCTTTCTTTTTGGTGGAATTACTAAGGTAGCACGAACCTCATGTATGCCCTGGACTACGCGACAATGACCCACGCTTTTACTAAGGCTAGATTATAATTTATATTATTTGTTTAATAAATAAAGTTTTTGTATCTTAGTAACTGATTGCAATATACCTCAAGCACCCTGTATGCTGCCCGTTTATAGCCCCCAAGCCCAGCCGCCCTCACCTGCCCCTATGCCCACGCTGACGGTCAATAATAGAGGCTTGCTCCAGCTACATGCCAGCTTACGGCAAGCGCTCGGCCTGCGACATGGGCAGCCTATCGACCTGATTCCCCCGGTATGGAATAGTGTGTACTGGCACCTCGACCTACGACCTACTGCCCTGCGCCGGGTGCTGTGGTACGATGATAGCCGCGTGCGGGCTACTGGCATCAGCCTACCGCCTGACCTAGTGAAAGACAGGGTTACGCTGTATCTGCTGCCTGGCGAGCCGCTCTACGAGAATTATTATCCCTTACTCCCCTCCAATGCCTTCGCTGCCGAAGCCCGTTAGACGCCCTTGGCAGCCTGCGCCCGTCAAGCGAGAGTACGCCCCGCACGCTGCCCGAGATGGTCGCTACGACACAGCCCAATGGCAGACAGCCCGCAAAGCCCAGATAGCGCGCTGCCCCTGCTGTGTGGTATGTGCCAGCCAGGGGCGCACTACACCAGCCACAGTCACCGACCACATCCAACCCGTGCGCCTCGGTGGTGACTTCTGGAACAGCGCTAACCATCAATCACTCTGCAATCAATGTCACCAACGCAAATCCCAATCCGAAAAGAAACTATGACTTTTGACGACAATATTCCTGTCAGTGAACAGTTGCCTGCCACCTGCGCCACTTGGCAGCAGGCGTATAGTGAAGCCAGCGCCCACGCCGAATGGAAAGATGCCAGCCCGTACATCACCCACTGGGACCGAAGAAGCTGGCTGCCGGGCCCTGTGCGCTACGCAAAGGCTTACATCACCTTCTCAGGCACAGCAAGAGGCTAAGAGTGCCTCAGAGAGGCTAAAAACGGCCGAAGGGGGGTAGGGGGTCGAAATCCTTCAGACTCTTCTCTTCTACACCGTAGCCCTTACTCAAATTTTCACGCCGTCAGGTTAGACAGTTTTTTTATGGATTGTACTTTTAAGAAGACAAACCATTCTTAAGAAACAACAGGCTCTTTTCCATTTATACTATGCCCGGTCCAGCACCTAAGCCCGCTCGCCAAAAGCAGCTGGAAGGCACCTACCGCAAAGACCGGGAGGCGCCCAACGCGCTAGCCTTCGACCCCGCCAATGACCTGCCGGCCCCACCTGACGATCTGCGTCCCGAAGCGGCCCGCAAATGCTGGGAAGTGTGCGCCAAGGAGCTGCACACAAAGGGCATGCTGGCCACCGTAGACCTGGCCCTGCTGCGGGCCTACTGCTACCAAGCCGCCTTGATGATGGAAGCCGAGCATGAGTTGGAGTTGAACGGCAAAACGGAAGTGCGTCACACGGCCAACGGCTCACATATGGTGCGCTCGCCCTGGGTGGCGATTCTCTCTGATGCTACGGAGAAGGTGGCCAAAATAGGGCAACAGTTTGGCTTCAGTCCCAGCAGCCGCACCCGCATCAGTGTACCCCAAATAGAGAAGCCGGCCGACCCCTGGGCCGAACTGTAATGAGTCAACCCCGCAACTACTGCACCATTGCGCGCCGCTATGCCATCGATATGGTATTGGCCTATGCAACAGAGGAAGCTATCAAACATGTGTTACGGCCCGTATTAGCTGAGATAGCCCAGCTACGCAAGAACGAGGAGCATGACCCTACTGAACTAGCCGCTCTCGAAACTCGGGCTGAAGAGCACCGCCAGCGCATCTATGCCTTACCCGTGCGCTGTAACAAGTTCGTAGCCTTTGCTTGTCAACGGCAGCTTGACGACCTTGAACGGAAGCCCTTTGCCTACCACTTCGACGAGGCGCGTGCCAGCCGCATCTGCAAGTTCATAGAGCTACTCCCTCACACGAAAGGCGAGTGGGCTGGCCGACCAATTGAGTTGGAATCCTGGCAAATCTTCATCCTGACTACCGTGTTCGGGTGGATAGATGAGCGTGGCCGGCGTCGCTATAAAACAACGTACCTCGAAATCCCGCGCAAAAACGCAAAATCCACGCTTAGCAGCGGCGTTGGCCTCTATATGCTGGCGGCCGACGGGGAGGGCGGGGCCGAGGTCTACAGCGCGGCCACTACCAAAGACCAAGCCCGTATCGTGTGGCAGGACGCGAAGGGCATGGCGCAGAAATCGAAGGGCTTACAGGCGCGCTTCGGCGTGTGCGTGGCCGCCAACAGCATCTACACGGAGGAGGGTAGCAAGTTTCTGGCGCTGGCCCGCGACCAGAACGGCACGCTCGACGGCCTGAATGTGCACTGCGGCATCATTGACGAGTTGCACGCCCACAAAACCCGCGACGTAGTTGAAGTGATTGATACGGCCACCGGCGCCCGTTCGCAGCCGCTACTCTGGCAAATCACCACGGCAGGCAGCAACCTGGCAGGTATCTGCTACGAAACGCGCACCTACACCGCCAAGGTGTTAGGCGGGCAGTTTACCGACCACCGACACTTCGGTATCATTTACACTATCGACACCGACGACGACTGGGCGCACCCCAGCAGCTGGGCCAAAGCCAACCCCAACTGGGATATCAGCGTGAGCGTGGAAGATATGACCCGCAAAGGGCAGAAGGCCGTACGGGTGGCGGGCGCGCAGAGCGGCTTCAAAACCAAGCACCTCAACGTCTGGGTAAACGCCAAGGAGGCGTGGATGGATATGACTAAGTGGGGGCAGTGTGCCGACCCCACACTTACGCTCGCCGACTTTGCGGGTGAGGAGTGCGTGATGGCCGTTGATTTAGCTACCAAAGTGGACGTGGCGGCGCTCGTGCTTTTGTTTAAGCGGGCCGACCACTACTACCTATTCCCGTTTTTCTGGCTGCCGGAAGAGGTAGCGCAGGGCGAGGAAGGTGCCCATTACGCCGGTTGGGCGGCCGAAAGCTACCTGCACCTGACTTCTGGCAACGTCATTGACCAGAACTTTATTCAGGAAACTATTCGTGGGCTGGCCAGCCGCCACCAAGTACGGGGGCTAGCCTACGATGATTGGCAGGCCAATAAGTTCGGCACCGAGCTACGCGAAGAGGGATTGCCCGCTACTGAGTATCGCATGACGGTACAAAACATGAGCGAGCCAATGAAGGAGTTGCACGCAGTCATTATTTCCGGCAAGCTCAGCCACCCTGATAACCCAGTGATGAATTGGATGATGAGCAACGTCGTGGCTAAAATCGACGCTAAGGAAAACATCTACCCGCGTAAGGAGCAGCCCCAGAATAAAATCGACGGGCCGGTGGCCGCTATCATGGCACTGGGCGAATGGCTGACGGGTGAGCAGCCTGTTGAAAGCGTTTACAACGAGCGCGGATTTCTCAGCCTATAGCGGCGCTTGTCCCGCTTTTCCCCGCCTTTCGTTGCAGTCCGCCTACCCAGCATCGGAGCTTTGACATAAGCTAATCCGACGCCGTGGGCCTGTTTGACTTCTTCTCTTCCGCTAAATCCAAGCCGCAAGTCGTGGCTGGCGACCCGAATAACGTCGCCGGCACCGTTACGCCCGTGGCTGAGGGTGGGGAGTTCGACACGCGCCTGCTCAACTACCTCAACAGCGGGGCCACCAGCCCGGTAAATGGAGTAGCCGTCAACGAGCACACGGCCGTCACCTTATCCGCCGTCTGGGCATGCGTGCGCGTCATCGCCGAGAGCGTGGCCCAGCTGCCGCTGCTCGTGCTGGAGAAGACGGCAGCCGGCAAGCGCCGCCTGGCTACCGAGCACCCGGCGTACCTGCTGCTTACCCTGGAGCCCAACCCGCGCCAGTCCGCCTTCAACTTCATGGAGCTGATGGTGGCCACCTGCGTGCTGTGGGGCAATGCCTACGCCATCATCGAGCGCGATGCCCAGTTTACCATCATCGGCCTGCACTGGGTGCATCCGCGCAACGTGGAGGTAATTGAGTACGGCGGCGAGCTCTTCTACTGGATTGCCGGTGAGAAACTGCCCCGCCAGAGCTACGAGATGCTCCATTATGCGGGCCTGGGCTTTAACGGTGTCACCGGCCGCTCAGTGCTGAGCGTGATGCGCGAGAACCTGAAGCTCGGCCTCTCGGCCCAGCAGTTCGGGGTAAACTTCTTTGAAAACGGCACCCACATCGACGGCGTGCTGGAGGCCCCCGTCACTTTCAAGGATACCAAGGTTATCGACCGCCTGCGCCAGCAGTTTGCCGAGCGTTACAGCGGGCTGGGCAACTCCCACAAGCCGCTCATCCTGGAAGACGGCTTGCAATATAAGCGCATCGGCATGCCCCCGGCCGATGCCCAGTTCATCGAAACGCGCAAGATTCAGGCCGAAGAGATTGCCCGCGGCTTCCGCGTGCCCCAGCACAAAATCGGCATTCTGGACCGCTCTACCAACAACAACATCGAGCACCAGGGCCTTGAATTTGTCACCGACACGCTAGGGCCCTGGCTCGTGCGCATCGAGCAGGAGAATAAGCGCAAGCTGCTCACCGAGCGGCAAAAGCCTACCTACTCCATCAAGTTCGATTACGATGGCCTGTTGCGTGGCGACTCAACCGCGCGCGGCAATTTCTACAAAACCCTCTGGGGCATGGGCGTGCTCTCGGCCAACGATGTGGCCGACATGGAGGACCGCGACCATGTGCCCGGTGGCGATGAGCGCTACGTGCCGCTCAACATGGTGCCTACCAGCTTACTCAAAGAAGTTTTACTTAAAAACACCACCTCAAAACCTGATGAAAAAGCCCCCGCTTAACACCGAAGAAGTCCGTTTTCTGGGTGAAGGCGGCGTGCAGTTTCGTGCGGCCAGTGAAGGCGACGAGCAAAAGCCAGCGGCCTTCGTGGGCCAGGCTATCGTGTGCGGGGTGCGCAGCAAAAACCTGGGTGGGTTCGTGGAGATAATCGACCCCAAAGCCCTGGATAACGCCGATATGAGCGACGTGAAAGGGCTGTTCAACCACAACCCCGACTTCCTGCTGGGCACCACCCGCGCCGGCACGCTCACGCTCGCCCGCTCGGCCGATGGCGGCCTCAACTACGAGATTGCCTACGACGACACCGACCCCGACCACCAGCGCGTGATGGCCAAGATTCGCCGCGGTGATATCGTGGGCTCGTCGTTCGCTTTTCGGGTTGCCCCCAACGGCGACAACTGGGTGCACGAATCCACTGATGACTCAGATATCTACGTGCGCACCGTGACGGCCTTCAGCAAAGTAGCCGACGTGTCGCCCGTCACCAATCCCGCCTACGCCGACACCACCACGGCCCACCGCAGCCTCGACGCCTACAAGCAGGCGCACCCCGACACCCCTGAAGTGCGGCAGGTGCCGCTCTCCGTGCGCCGCCGGCAGTTGAAACTGCTCGAACTGGCCGCCTGATTTTCCCAACCCTCACCTTTTTTCTGCAAACGAGTACCCATGAAAAAACTTAAAGAATTGCTCGAGGAGCGGGCAGCCAAGCTCAAGGACTCCCTGGCCTTGGTTGACACCGCCGAAGCTGAAAAGCGCGAACTCAACGCCGACGAGGAGAAGCGCTACGACGGCCTGACGGCTGAAATCAAAACGCTCGACACCCAAATCACCCGCGCCCGCGAAATTGAGCAGCAGCGCGCCGCTGGCGCCGTTGCCGGGGCCCCCGCTGCCAACCGCCACGGCGCCGAGCAGGAGAAAGACCTGCGCAACTTCTCACTGCGTAAGCTGGCGTTGGGCATCCTGGAAAACCGTACGCCTACCGGCCTCGAAGGCGAAATGCACCAGGAGGCCGTCAAGGAGTCGCGCGGTATTGGCGTAGCCATCGAAGGCGTGGGCGTGCCCTCTTTCCTAGCCTTTCAAAGCCCCAACCAGCGCAGCCAGCACGCCCGCACGGAGCGCCGCGACAACTCGGTGACCATGCCCACCCAGCCCGAGGATGGTAGCGCCGTCGTATTCGACGGCCCGGCCCAGCCCATGCAGGGTATCCTCCGGCCGGCCCTGGCCTGCCAGGCGCTGGGCGCGCGGGTGCTCACCGGCCTCGTGGGTGAAGTGCCGTTCCCCGGCATGGCGCAGGGCGCCACTAGCTCCTGGGTACCGGAGGTAGGCGAGCTGGAGAAGTCGAACATCAAATTCCGGCGCTCCAAAATGACCCCGCACCGCCTGGGTACCTATATCGACGTGTCAAAGCAGTTCCTCATTCAGACCTCGCCCGACGTGGAGCTGATGATGCGCCAGGACCTCCAAGGCTCGGTGGATTTTGCTGTTGACCGCGCGGCCATCTTCGGCACCGGTCTGGAAGCCGACAACGAGCCGCTGGGCCTGCTCAACACCACTGGCGTGTATGTGCTAGCCGGCGGCCCCAACGGCCGTATTCCAACCCTCAACGACATTGTGGCGCTGGAAGCCTCGGTAGAAATCCGCAACGCGGCCCTGGGCCGCTTGGGCTACCTAATGAACAGCAAAATCAAGGGCACACTCAAAACGACGCCCTTGCAGGCTGGCTACCCCATGTACCTGCTCACGAGCAATGGCGAGTTGAACGGCTACCCGCTCGTGGTGTCAAACATGGTGAAGGACCAGGCGCGCGGCACGGCCAGCCAGGCTTCGGCCATCGCCTTCGGCGACTGGAGCCAGATGGTGTTCGGCCAGTGGGGCGGCCTGGACCTGCTCGTGGACCCCTACACCAAGGCCACCAACGGGCAGACCCGCCTGATTGTGAATTCCTTCTGGGATATTCTTACCCGCCGGGCCGAGTCGTTTGCCGTGATGGTAGGCGCCACCCCCAGCACGGAAATCGCTGCCCTGGCACCCCAGACGGTCAGCTAAAGTCAGCTTTTTCTTATGGTTTCACCGCTGCCAGCAATTCAGTGCTGGCAGCCTAATCCTTTCCCTTATCATGTCCAAGACTGTGCACGCCAAGGTATTGCGCTCGCATCCTGATTTCTCCCTGCATCCGGGGGAAATCACGGAGCTAAGCACCGAGAAATTCGACAAATACGCCGAAAAAGGCGCGTTTTTCCGCAAAGCCACCCCTGAGGAGGTAAAAGCCCACGAATCGGCGTTGGAGACTGCCACCGTGCCGAAGGGTGATGAGCAGGCCGTGTTGCCGGTAGCCGCACCAAAAACGCCTGCTGAGGTGGCCAAAACCCTCGAAAAAGGCGCAAAAGAGGCTGAAAAAGCCGCTAAATAGTAGGTAAAATGCTCACCCTCGACCTCGTAAAAGCGCACCTCAAGCTCGACCTCGCCGCCACCGAC